TTCGATTTGTGCAGTTCGCTGCACCCGTTGATTTCGAATTTCTCGAAGAGCTATTTACTTAAAATATGCTGTACACTTAGTGTCCATCTTGATATTGCGTAAAGTCCGCAATGTTCTAGACTGGCAATGCTAGATATCAATGATAGCTTAATATTTCCTGACCTTACACTCAGTATTTATTATTGTACAGATGACTAAATGCCCTTAATTGCACGCATTAGCCAATTTTAAACTTACTTCATTAATTCGATCGGTAACAGATGTCAAACATCTTATTTCTGAAAACCGTGTTGGAGCTTGTAACTCCAGCACGATGTGTAAATACCAAATAAATAATTCAACCCAAATTATGAGTATATTCTTTATATAATGATTTTGTGATAATAAGTTTGTTAATTCAAACCTCTCGAAAACACATTATCTTATTTACTTGAATTTTATGTTATGTGGTCCCAGTAGGACCTTTATAAACACACCCACTCAATATGACTACTAACCTAGCACTATCATAACGTTTTTAACGTATATTTAGTAGTAATCCGTCTCGAACGGTAGCGATCGGTTCCCTTTTCATGAGTACCATCCACTTTTGTTTACATTAGTGAAGATCCATTTATGGATATGAGTTCCTATTTATAGGACGATTTTACAAAGAAAATTTTATATTTTCACCGTCTAGATGATGACTAAAAACTCGCACTTTATTAATACTTTTGTATGAAACGTATAATCGTGTTGCCTTATGGATATCTGTAAGTGACTGTGAAAAGTCACCGAAATTACTCCTGTTTAGGAATACGTAGGTTGTGTGTACCCCTCAAAACACTCTCACAATTACGTCATGTATCACTGATAAATAACTAGTGAGCTATTTGACATTCGAACTGGAAACGATTGGGGGCAAAACAATCCCCTCTCAAGTACCCTTCGTCTAACAAGTATAAGCTTAGTTTATGTTATATACTGTCGATTTTCAAATGCAATGCTTAAGCACCATCCCTGGATCGATAAAAATGATTAAAGTCTGACACGATAAGACTTCACTATAGATTGTGGTTCGAAGTGAACCGCCCATGTTTAAGAATATTATGAATACCTTTACCAATATGTTTAACAAGAATGCCGTTATGTCAGTTGATTCAACTGATTGCTACGATGAGATCGTTCACGAACGATTTAGAGTATTATTGGTTTTTCCAAAGATAACTACAATTGAATGTACAGCTGGAACTTCAGCTGAACTATACGACGTGTTGAAATATTTTGTTTTAACACACTTCATGGATGACAAATATGCCACTGTGGAGACAATTTTTAGTCGTACCCATATCTTTTTGGGAACGAAACCAATCAAGCGGGAAGCTGTTCCCCTATCTCTTTATGGAGTGAAGAACAGTGATAGATTCGAAATTCGAATTTTTGGTCTCTTGGGTGGCCTTAAAACCCCAAGCCAATTTAATGAAGTGGCGCTGAAAAGCGTCATTTTACTTCCGACTTACTCTCATGTCGCAGAATGCGAACGTGCTATTGTGTCCCAATGGGTTCAACAAAGCGCGCATGCGGAAGATGATAATGACCGCCAATTTAAGGCGGAGACCTCGTTATATACGATGGTCGTTCAGTGGCTCAATG